GTTGACGTCTAGGCCGCTCGCCGGCGCGGAGGCGGTCGCCGTCCAGCTCTCGCCGGACCTGACGATCATCCTGGCGGTGGTCGACCGGCGCTACCGGCCGACGGACTCGGACGCGGGCGAGACGGGCCTGTACGACTGCACGACGCCAGGGCCGGCGCAGCAGCGGATTCGGCTGCGTCCGGGCGTGGGGATCGAGGTGGAGGCGCCGAACGGCGTGGAGGTGCGGACCGGGACCGTCTATGGCGCCGCCGGATTCTCGGCGCCCGTGTTCGGGCTCCCGGTCGCCGGCAAGACCGGGACGTTCACTGAGTCCGGGCCGGGTGGGCAGACGCTCATTTTCTCCGGCGGGATCCTCGTCGGCGGGACGGGGGTGCCCTGATGGCTGTGGAGGTCCACGACCAGGCCGAGCTGGTCGCCGCCCTCGCCGGACTCGGCGGGGTGTGGGAGGAGATCCAGCTCCACGCCGGGACGTACGAGGCGCCGGCGGGCGTCGGGTACGTCGTGCCCGCCGGCGCCGGCGGCTGCCTGATCCGGCCCTATCCCGGAGACGAGACCCTAGTCGTCATTACGGGCGATCCGGCCGCACTCGCGGACTCATGGCGCGTCCAGCGGGCCGCCACGGAGATGCGGGACCTCATCTCGGAGGCGATCGGGGCCGGGAGCGCGTGCTACTCGCTAAACGCGGCCTCCGCCGTGCTGACGCGCTGCATCGCGCAGAGTTACACCGCGTACGGGTTCTACGCGACGACAAACGGCCACAATTTGACCCGCTGCTGGGCGGAGGCGACCGCGCCAGCCCTGGCCGGGTTCGACCTCGGCGCCGGCTCGGGCGGGAGCCTCGTCAACTGCGTGGCGCGCGGGCCCAACGCCGACGGGATCCGGCCGGCGGACCTGTCCGTCGTCAACCACTGCGCGGTGAAGGACGCGACCGCGCGTGGGTTCAACATCGACCGGGCGGCGACCCTCTGGGACTGCACGGCCGTCGACTGCGCCATCGGCGTAGAGCTGAACAACGCCGGCGCCGGTGCGGACTGGCTCGGCTTCTGGGGCAACGTCGCCGACACGAACGTCATCGCGGGCACCCTCGGCGCCAACATCACCGTGGGCGACCCGGCCTACGCCGCTAACTGGCTGTCCATGGCGCCCGCCGGCGCCTTCCGCAACGCGGGCGCCGACGTCGGCGTCGTCGAGGACTTCAACGGCGACCCGCGGCCCGTCGAGGCCGCCGACCTCGGCCACCTGGAGTTCCAGGGCGTCGTGCCGACGGTCACGGACGCGACCCCCGACGGGCTCTCCGCCGTGGTCGTTACGTTCGACCAGGCGATGGCCGCCGGGACGGTCACGGTCGCGTCCGAGTGGCGCATCGAAGCGCTGATCTCCGGCGCCGTGCTCGTGCCCACGGCCGCGACGGCGCCGACTCCCGCGACGGTCCGGCTCGCGGTCGCGCTCGACTCGTCCACCCTCTACCGCGTGACCGCCCCGGCGACGGCCGAAAGCGCGCTCGGCGACGTCGTCAACCCAGCCGCCGACACGGCCGACTTCATCACCGGACTTTTCGCGCAGCCGGCGCGGACCGACCCGTGGGCGTTCCTGGCCGACGCGACGACCGACATGAGCAACGAGCGGCTGGCGTTTCTTCATCAAGCCGTGATCCTCGCCCTCTTCGCCGACGCGCGCGCGCAGGCGTCCGACGGCGACCCGCTCGCGGACGGCAACCCGCGCGGCTGGCCCGGCGATCACTTCCGGCCGACGGACCAGGCCGCGGTCGGCTCACGGCTGTGGACGCTCTCCCGCGCGCGCCTGAGCGACGAGACGGCCCGGAAGGCGCAGGACTTCGCTGATGAGGCGCTGGCCCACCTGGTGACGGAGGGCCTGTGCTCGCGCGTTGCGGTGACGACGGCGATCGAAGCCAACCCGGCCGGCGGAAAGCGCCTGTCGCTGACGGTGCGGACGTACCGCGGGAACGCGCCGGATCCGGAACTGCGGTTCGCGGACTGGTGGGAGGTGTTCCGTGCCTGAGACCGATCCGCAGACCGGCTTTGTGCTCGACACGCAGGCCGAGATCGTGGCCCGCGTCGAGGGCGATTTCGAGGCGCAGGGTTTCGGGCACTCCCGTTTCGCACGCTCGCTCCTGTACCCATTCCCGCGCGCGCTGGGGATGCTGTCGTACCTGCTTCAAGGCCGGCTCGCGTGGGTCGTCCGGCAGGCGTTCGTCACGCTCGCGGCGTTGGTCAACGTGCGCCGCTGGGGTGACCTGCTAGGGCTCGGGTACATCGACGCCGTGCCCGAGAAGGTCACGGCCACCTTCACGGGCGTCGCCGCGACGGCGATCCCGATCACGACGGAGCTTGCCCGCGGCGACGGCCAGCTCTACACGGCCGACGTTGGCGGCGCGGTCGGCGGCGGCGGGACGGTCGTGCTCGCGCTGACGGCGACGGAGGCCGGCGACTTCGGCGCGTCGACGGTGTCGGACGAGTTCACGCTGACGACGCCGATCGTCGACGTCGCCAGCATTGCCGTGGTCGCGTCCGTGACGCAGGACGGGGCCGATGAGGAGACCCGCGAGGAGCACGGCGCGCGCATCGCGGAGCGGTTGCAGGAGACGCCGCAGGGCGGCTCTGCGGCCGACTATGCGACGTGGGCCAAGGCGGACCTGGCGCACGTCGGGAAGGTGGGCGTCTACCATCCATCGGACAACGTCGTCCGCGTCTACTTCGTCATGGCCTACGGCTACGGCGTGGCGGGCGGGATCCTCCCGTCGGCCGGCAACGTCACGACCGTGCAGAACTACATCGACGAGGTGGACGCGGACGCGCACGCCATCCGCCGGCCAGTGACCGCGGCCGTGACCGCCATCGCCACGATCGGGACGGCTACGGCCGTGACGATCAACATCGGCGGAGACCCGGTCGCGAAGCTCGCGGCGATCACGGCGGCGCTCTGGGACCTGGCCGAGCGGCAGGCCACACCGGCGGCCGCGAATACCCTGTACCTGTCGCAGCTCGACGCCGCGATCCAGAACGCGATCGGCAGCGATGACTACTTTACGCGAGCCGCCCCCGCCGCGAACATCACGACGGCGATCGGGCAGGTGTTCACCCCCGGCGCGATCACGGTGAGCTGATGGGCATGACCGCCACAGAGTACGCCGACCGCCTGATCGGGCTGCTACCGCCGTCCATCCGCGGACTCTACTCGCGGGCGCACGCGACGCTCTCCGACTTCGTCGACGCGCTCGGCGCGGAGTGGGCGCGGCTCGACGCCCGGACCGATGACGCGCTGAACGAGATGTTCCCCGGCGCCGCGACGGAGACGATCGCGACGTGGGAGACCATGCTCGGGATTGTGCCGGCGTCGGCCGCGACTCTGGCTGAGCGGCAGGCGGCGGTGGCGGCGAAGTGGCGGGCCCGCGGCGGGTGCGCGCCCGCGTACATCAAGGGCGTGGCGGAGGCGTTCGGCTACGTGGTCGGCGACGTGGACGTCATCGAGCCGGCCTCGGACGAGCCGGCGTTCCGGGCGGGCGTCGGGCGGTGCGGAGACGCCATCGGCGGCGGCTACGCGCACGCGCATTCGTTCGTGGTCGTGTACCCGTTGCCCGTCAACGCGACGCTCGAAGCCCTGATCACGGAGATCGCGCCGGCGCACACGTGGCCGTACTTCCTGGCGGTGTAGGAGTCCAGCATGTACCGAGTCGACAACCCCTCGTCCGTCGCCGCCCCGGCCGCGCACACCGCGCCGGGCACGCCGGACCAGTACTACACCGATCCGGTCGGGCCCGTGCCGGGGACGATCGTGGACGCCGAGCACGTGAATACGATCCAGGAGGAGCTGTGCGGACTCGTCCTGAACGCCGGGATCGCGCTGGTCAAGGCTACGGACACGCAGCTCGTCGACGCCATCGGCGGCGCGGCAGCCATCATGAGTGACGTGGCCGACACGGGCGTGGTGACGAACCACCACACCTGCGCGGTCATCGCGGCGACGGCCAGCCGGTCGGACGGGCCTCAGTCGGCGGTCTGTGGCGGCGACCAGAACCGGGCGTCCGGTCAATACAGCGGGACGCTCGGCGGCGCTGTCAACGTGGCGAGCGGCGACGCGTCGGCGATCTGCGGCGGGACGAACAACGCAGCGAGCGCGGCCGGGGCTGCCATCCTCGGCGCGGAGTCGAGCACGGCGAGCGCCGCCAACGCGACGATCGCAGGGGGGACCGGGAACGTCTCGTCCGGGGCGTCCAATCACGTCGCAGGGTCGGACCTGTCCATCGCGTCCGGCGTGCGGTCCGTCATCGTCGGCTCGCGCAACGTTGAGCTCAAGACGGGCCAGACGGTCGCGGGTGGGTACGACGCGGGCGCCGCCATCGGCGAAACGGACGCGAATCAGAACCTCTCATGGAAGATCGAGGGCAACGGCGGCAACGCGCACGTCCTCGGCTCCGTCTACGCCGGCGGCGACGTCGACCACGCGACGGTGGGCAACAGCGCGACCTGCCGCATGGATGGTGCCACCGGCGAGGTGACGGCGACCGGCGGTCTGCGCATCACGGACGCCACGAACGAGGCTGCGGAGACGTACACGTGGGTCAACGCCGCCGGCATCGCCGCGGGCGCGTGGCAGGCGATCGTGGTCGCAAACACGAGCATCGCGGCCACGAGCCTGATCATCTGGTCATTTTCGACGGCGGGCGCCAGCCAGGGGCTCGTGCAGGGCGGGATGGTCGGGATCGGCGTCGGAACCGTGACGTTCAACATCCTGAACCACGGCGTCGCGCAGGAGAACCAGAACATCGACGTCCACTACACGGTCATCAATCCGGCGTGATGACGTCGACGTCGAGGTAGCGATGGTTGCCGATGGGCATGTTCGGGACGGGCGTCAGACAGAGGACGACGAAGTCCTCGCCCGCGACGTCGACCGCGGCGCGGCAGGGCGTCTGCCGGACGTCCGGCGCCTCGCACTCGACGTCGCCGAACGGCACGACGCCATCGCACCCGCACAGCACCATGACCGCCACCGTCACCAGCAAGCCGCGCATCGTCGCCCTCCCGTCGCCGTCCGCCGGCGGTCTCCGATCGTAGCACGGGAGGGGGCGTGATGGCAGGCGACGTCATCCGCATCGACCTCGACGTGCGCCAGCTCGTCGGCCCGCTGGACGTGATCCAGACGCAAGCGCCGTTCATTTTCGCGCTGGCCCTGACCCGCACGGCGCAGGACGTCCAGGGCGAGATCAAGGGCACGCTCGGCGACCACTTCGAGATCCGCCGCAACTGGGTCGCGCGCGGCATCCGCTTCACGCCAGCGAAGAAGACGCACTTGTCGGCCGAGGTCGGTAGCGTCGACGAGTTCATGCGGGCGCACGGCGTCGGCGAGACCGTGACGCCGAAGGCCGGCAGCAAGGCGATGGCGATCCCGGTCCCGGGCGGCGGGCGCCCCACGCCCGAGGCACAGACACCGGAGCGCACGTGGCCGTCCCGCATTCTGGGGAAGGCCAACCAGCGGTCCTTTTCGCGGTTCGCGCGGAAAAAGGCCGGCAAGCGGGTCCAGCGCGCGAAGCCCTCGCCATTCGTCGCCCGGATCAACGACCGCCTCGGCGTGTACATCCGCGCCGGGAAGGAGCGCTTCCCGATCAAGGCGCTGTGGCTGTTCCGCGAAAAGATCCAGCAGCCGCGGGACTGGCCGTTCATCGAGGAAGTCCAGACGACGGTCAACCGCGTCTGGGCCAGCAACGTCGTCAAGGCGACAGAGAAGGCGCTCGCAACCGCCATCGCGAGGCCCGCACCATGACCACCGCCCCGCGCATCCTCGTCATCGAGGACGACCGCGACGTCGCCGCCCTCGTGGCGCGCTGGCTTACGGCCGAGGGCTGCGACGTCACCTGCCACGCCGGCCTCGGTGACGTGACGCCTGAGGGCCTGGCCGGCGCTGACTGCCTCGTCGTCGACCTCAGGCTCACCGACTCGGCACCGCGCCAGACGATGGTGTGGGCGGCGGCGCAGCGTCACGCGCGCCCGGTCGTCGTCATCACCGGGCAGGTCGACGTGCCTGAGGCGGCCGCGCTCGGGCGGTCCCGCATCCCGGTCATGATGAAGCCGCTGGGTCACGAGGACGTGCTCTCCGCCGTCCTCGCGGCGGCTACCGACGCGGCGATCACGCGCCTGCTCTCGGGCGTGGTGTCCGGCCTGCGCGCCCTGCTCGCGGCCTGGGACGGCGGTGGACGATGACGCCTGAGGACGTGCGCGCCATCGTGGAGGCCCTGCGCGAGACGGTCACGCCGCCGGTGTCCATCGACCTGTCCGCCGTGCTGGCCGGCGGCGTGGGCCTGCTCGTCCTCGTGCTCGGCTGGTTCGTGCGCCGGCTCGTCGGCACGGTTGACGGCGTCGCCGCTGCCGTGGCGCGCCGATGAC